CCGGTAAGATGCGCCCTACATTCGGCGGCGCTATCGTGATTGATGACCCACACAAGCCCGGTGAGGTTCATAGCGACACCATGCGCAAGAACGTGCTTGATTGGTTTTCGGTCACAATGGAAAGCCGCAAGAACAGCCGTGAGACGCCGATCATCATCATCATGCAGCGATTGCACGAGGATGACCTTAGCGGGCACCTTCTGGGCGGCGGCAATGGCGAGGACTGGCACCATTTGAATATTCCGGCGATCACCGGAGATGGGGATAGCTTCTGGCCCGATAACAGCACGTTTGAGATTGGGGAACTTAGGCGAAAAGAGAAATCCAATTCCTACGTATTCGCAGGCCAGTATATGCAGCGCCCCGCACCAGAAGGCGGTGGTATTATCAAGGATGCGTGGTGGCAGTATTACAGGCAAGAGCCTGAATTCTCATGGCGAGCAATCTACGCCGATACAGCCATGAAAACGAAAGAGGCAAACGACTATTCCGTTTTCCAGTGCTGGGGGCGAACAAGGACGGGCCAGAAATACATTATCGACCAGATACGGGGAAAATGGGAAGCCCCTGATCTACTGGCGCAAGGGCGCGCGTTCTGGCAAAAACACAACTCCATAAAAAATGGAAAACTGCGCGCGTTCAAGGTCGAGGATAAGGCAAGCGGAACGGGATTGATCCAGACGCTTAAGCGCGAGGGTATCCCAATTGTCGCAATCCAGCGCAATATCGACAAGATCACACGGGCATATGATGCCGCACCACATATCGAAAGCGGGAATGTATACCTGCCGAAAACACGACGATCAGCTTGATCCGATGTTTGATGCAGTGACTGACCTTCAGCATGTGCCGAGCATGGCTTGGGTCTGATGGTAAACCCGACCGGAATTGCACCGATATCACAACCGTTATGAGCGGCGCGCTTTACTGTTAAGCTACGGGTTCGATGGGGTTAATGGTCTAAAACTCCATCACGATACGAGGCATACACCCACCAAGCCCCGTTGCTACAGCGTCGGCGGTTTCCCAATAGCCTGAGCGTCCGGGGCCTTTCCAGTCGTAGATTTCCTTGCCGATGCCGGTAGCAATACCAGCCGCACAACCTACATTCGCAGCAGTTTCACGATCCGCGCCGTTTGATGCCGCGATTGTCGCCACGACTGCGGATGCAATCAGTCCAGCGGCGGCGTGCGCACCTTTGTCTTCGCTGAGCCAACTTTGATCCTTCTTGCCAAACTCAGCATTGTAAACGCCGGGAGGGTAGTTGGAGCACGCGGCGAGGGTAAGCGTGAGGGCTAGGATTGCGGGTTTCATTTGTGGGTCTCCTTGTTGATCAGGACTTCGAGGATCGCGAGTAGCCACGCGCGGGCGGGGGTTTCTGCCAGCCCCTTAAACTGCAACTCCCGCTCCCCGGATAGACCATCAGGCCAGATGCATTCAACAATCGTGTATTGATTGATGGGCGGCAACACCGCCTTGTGCAGCGCCTTGGCGGCGTCGATAGATCCTTGTGACGCCTTACAAGCGTGTAACCATGCAACGTCGCCATCCGGCGTCATTGGGAAGGCGTCCACGGCGTCAACGGCTTGCAGAGCTTCCCCTGCCTTCACCTTGTCGCGCAGTTCGATCAGGGCTTCACGTCTGGTCATGGTCGGGTTCCTTCAATGCTGCGCGGCGGTTGTCACGACTTGTCACAATGTGCATCCGCCCGGGCCTGTTCCTGCTTGGCCGCCGCCAGCTTGGCTCGCAGCGCGTCACGCTCGGCCTTTAGCCGCGCCAGCCAACCTGCTACGCTCTCCGTGCTTGTGTCAGTCATCGGATGTCTCCTTTCTGCGCGCGTTGCTCATCTGGGCTGTCGAGTGTCATGGTGTAGCCGCAGCACTTCGGCCAGCCGCCGCCCATCGTCGCGGACACAGCATCCACCCGCTGGCTTCGGCCGCACTTCCGGCACCAAACCATGCCGCGCTTGAACTGCGGGATTTCCGCCAGATCAGCCGCGAAACCGTCCCTGTTAAACATCGTTTTTCTCCTCCTTCGCCGTAGTCCATGCGGCGTGCATCGCGCTAGCGAAAGACAGGTATTCGTTTTCGGCAATATCCTCGTCGGTGTATCCGTCAATCGCCTTCTTGGCGCGGTCAATCAATCCATCCATATCACTCTCCATATCCATTTCCTCACACCCTTACCACGCCTGATTTGCCGTTGTCAACGGGTTTCTTGTATCATCCAGCCATGATTAATGACGGCTTGCAAAACTTGGTTTCAGGCATGGGCACCGACCGCGATAAGTCGGTGCATACGACATATACCCTGCCGACTGTTGACAAGGCACAATACGCCTATGCCGCAGGTTAGCGAGGATGCGTTTCGCAAGTGGAGGGATTGGCAAGCCGAGCCGGATCAGATTAGCGCCATTGAACAACGGGAAAAAGCCCTGCGCGCGCGCGAGAAATTGCAGCGCGCCCATACTATGGCACGGTTGTTTGGCCGGGCGTTTGTGTATATCTCAATCAAAGGCGATGAGGATCGCACCGATGAACCGCTTAATATTGATCGCGTAAGGCGCGGCAGTATCAGTTTTCTGCAAGTCCTGCTTGATACTGAGGTTGCCGAGGGTGAGATTGAGACCGATCCGCTATCTCCTGAATATGGTGAGCCTAAATATTACGAGATTAGCGGGACTGGCGCACTAACTCGCGTGCATCCGTCTCGCATGGTTATTTTCTACGGCGCAGAACGTCCGCAAGATTATATCTTTGGTCGCGAGGCTGATAGTGTGTTGACGGCTGCATTACCCGCTATCAAGCGCCACGATAGCACGGTTGCCAACGTGGCCGGACTAGTGTTTGAGGCGCGGGTTGATGTGATTACCATTCCTGGATTGGCTGAGCTATTGCAGGATAGCGATACAGAAACCGCGCTATTGCAGCGTTTCGCGCTTATGGCGCAAATGAAGGGCAATAACGGGCTGGTCATGTTGAATGGCACGACAACGCCGGGTGATCCGTCCGAGGAATGGGAACAGAAAAACGCCACGTTTACCACGTTGCCGGATATTATCACGAAAGCGCAGGAAGAAGTTTCCGCCGCCGCTCGTATTCCCCGCGCTATCCTGTTTGGCACGGGCGCTGGTGGATTGGGCGCGACTGGCGATCTGGAACTGTCCGCGTATTACGATCACATCAATACACTGCAATCAACGATCATCGAACCGGCCATGACCGTCCTGGACGAATGCCTTATCCGTGACGCGCTCGGATCACGCCCGCCGGAGATTTGGTATTCGTGGGCCAGCTTGTGGCAGATGAGCGACAAGGAAAAAGCCGAGATTGGCGCTAACATTGTCAAGAAATGGACCGAGGCTGCAAAGATCGGCGCGGCAGAACCTATCTGGCAGGCGTGTGTGAACGAGCTAACCGAAGCCGGAGTTGGTGGCGGTATCGAAATGTTCATGAATGAGTGGACTGAGGGCGGTGGCGCTGACGTTGAAGAACCGGAGGATTTGGAATGACTATTGTAACAACGACTAATATCATCGGACGGTTCGGGAAAAGTCCAAGGTTATTTTCCAACTGACCGGGCATGATACGGACGCGACGTCAGATGCGACGATTGCACCTTGGCCGATTGAAGTTGATATTGCGGCGGACGGGTCTATTGACGTTGATCTGTGGGCAAATGACGATGGCGTTAGATCGACGTTATACGCGGTCACGTTGTCGTTGTATAATGGCCGCTCACCTACTCTTGTTGATCTCGGTAAAATCGAAGTGCCTGATACTGGCGGCCCGTATGATCTAAATGATCTGTTACCGGTTGCGCCCCCCGCTGGTGCTACTGTTGCGGATTACCTGGCATATTTGGAGAGTGCCGTATCGGCTGCGGAAAGTGCGGAGACTAATGTAGCGACTAGCGCATCCAACGCGCTGGCGTCAGAGTTAAAGGCAGAAGAATGGGCTGTAAATCCAGAGGACGTTGAAGTTGAGACCGGCAAGTATTCTGCATACCACTACAGCGTTAAAACATCTAAAACATCTGCTGGCGTTGCGGATGCAATCAATAGCGCAGCGGCTGCGGCATCGTCTGCGGATGCTGCCAACGTATCTTTGCTGGCCCTTGGCGATGCGTTAGCAAATGATCTAGGTGCATTTTCCGTCGATGCGGACGGTGACTTGTCAGTTTCTTATAACGGAAACTCAATAACAGACATTGAGATCAACGCTGACGGCAATCTTCTCATGACATATACGGAGTAAAACTATGCCAACAGTTAATCTAGGCCGGGTG